GGCCCCGCCCGCTAAGCTCTCAGACGATCCCGCCTGGTATGAATGCAAGTGGTGCGATCATCGCGCTATATGCCACGAGCAGGCGTTACCCGAGATCAACTGTAGAACCTGCGCGCATGTGACTGCAAACATCGACGGCGGCTGGACCTGTGCACGGCATCAAGAGGCGCGAGATATTGAGGCGCAACGGGCTGGGTGTGATAGCCACGTATGGAACCCGCACGCCATGCCGTTCGAGCCGCACGACGCCGGGGCAGATTGGATTGACTACGTCATTGACGGCCAAACCTGGCGCAATAAAGGGCGGGAGATTGCCCCCGCCCCTGTTGATTAGTAAGAAATCTGCCATTCCAGCCCGACGCCCATGTCGTCGGGGCCGATGTAAGCCGCCTGCAATATTGCTTCGGCGGCCTCGATGGTTGGAGCATTTTCGGCCAGTTCGAGGGCGTCGTGGCGAAACCAGAAGTCGTGCGCATAGCCCTCATATGCGCCTTGATCCAGGATTTCCTGGATCGCGTGGCGGTCGCCGTCTTCGGGGTATTCCGCCTGCCAGAGCGCGGGGTCGGCGATTATATATGTGCAATCAATTTGCTGCATTGGTGTGGGTTCTCCGTGGTGTGGGCTTATGCGTGCGCGGCGATCTTTTCCGCCATGACTGTTACTCGGCGGGGCCATTGGTAGTCCTCGTTTGCGTTATCGGCCTCTAAGAGCAGATAAATGGCGTCGATGTTATCGAGGGTGACGCCGTCAATGGTGACTTCGATGCGCCCCCAATCGCCGACCGTCTTGGAGAGGGTTGCGGCCTCGCGGGACATTTTGAGAAGGCTACGCGCCGCGCCTGTGAATGTGCGGTGACGGGTGGTGCGGTCGATGTCCTCATACAGATCGCGGTAGAGGCTGCGGTTTCCGATGCGGGTAATTTCGATTTTCATTTGCTTGTTCCTCTCTGTTGATGTTCTAAATATACGCGTTGCGTTTCCGGTTGTCAATAAGGCATTGCAAAAAAAGTTTCACCATGTTAGTTTTTTTTCATCAACACGGAGACAGACACAATGGGACGACCTAAAGCAGGCCAGGAAAAGCACCGGCCCCTAAACTTCGCCGTACGCATGAGCGCTACGGAAAAACGCGCGCTCCAAGACGAAGCGCACCGGCGCGACATGCCGATTTCCGACATAATACATGAGGCCCTGGCGCTGTATTGGGAGGCGCGGAGATGATTACCTTGCGCCCATATCAGGAAGCCGCAATACGCGGGCTGTATGGCTACTGGGAACAAGGCAAGGGACGCAATCCATTGCTTGTGGCTCCCACGGGATGCCACGAAAAAGGACATTTAATCCTTATGCACAACGGAGACACAAAGCCCGTCGAGAAAATTTGCGTCGGGGATATGGTCATGGGTCCAGATGGATTGCCGCGAAGGGTTGTAAAACTTCATCGCGGCGAGGATGACATGATTGAAGTAACGCCAAAGAAAGGCGAGACTTTCGTTGTGAACGCCGGGCATCTTTTCAGCCTCTATCGGACGCCAGAAAAGAAAGGGATGCAATCATCCGTCGCTGAGGTGACCGCTGGCGATTTTCATCTAGCGACAAAGTGGTTCAAGCACCTGCACAAGATCCAAAGGTGTGCTGTCGATTTTCCAGAGGCCGAGCAGAGCATTCCCGCCTGGATCGTTGGTGCGTTCATTGGCGATGGATCAATGACGCAAGGGACGCCTCGTATTACAACGGCGGAAAAAGAAGTCGTGGCCAAAGTTTCAGCTTGGGCTGAATCAAAGGGCTGCAAAATTACCATCAGGTGGGACAATGATAGAAAGACAGCGTGGGATTGCACCATCGTTGACCCGACAGCAAGTCGATCATCTCCGAATAGATGTCGGGAGCTTTTTAAGTCGATTGGCCTTGTTGGTAAGACCGCGCACCATAAACGCGTTCCAAGACAATACATGATAGCAAGCAGGAAGCAGAGGCTCGACATTCTTGCCGGTCTTATCGATACAGACGGAAGCGCGACAAAGGGTGGATACGATTGGATAAGCGCGTCGGAAGGACTTGCTGATGATATCGTATTCATTTGCAGGTCATTAGGGCTCGCCGCTTACAAAACAGAATGCACAAAGTCATGTCAGAACAATTTTTCCGGGACCTATTGGCGCGTTAGCATTTCTGGCGATTGCTCAATTGTTCCGTGCCGAGTGCCGCGCCGAATTGCACCCAAAAGACGGCAAAAAAAACGCGTTGATGTAACAGCAATAACCACTCGCCATATTGGCCGGGGACAATACTTTGGTTTTGAGCTTGATGGTGACCGCCTTTATCTCGACGGGCATTTTGTCAGACATCACAATAGCGGCAAAACACCCATGATCGGCCAGATTGTAAGCGACGCGCTGGCGTATAATTCGCGCGTCGTGATCGTGACCCACGTCAAGGAACTGATCGACCAAGGCGCGCGGACGCTTCGCGCGATGATCCCGGGTGCGGAGATTGGGATATATAGCGCAAGCCTGAGGTCGAAGGATTTATCCAAGCCCATCACCTACGCGCAAATCCAAAGCGTTCACAAGCGCGCGCACGACATGCCCGTGCCGGATCTTGTTATCATTGATGAGGCGCATCTGGTCCCGGCCAAGTCCTCGACCCGCTACGGCAAATTTTTGGCTGCAATCCTGGCCCGCAATCCTGAGTGCAAGATTATCGGATTGACCGCGACCCCTTATCGCCTCGACCAGGGCTGGCTGCATAAGGGCGAGAAGGCACTATTTGACGGCATCGCGCATGATATCAAGATCGGCGATCTAATGGACGACGGCTGGCTGTCGCCGATCGTATCTAAGGCGGTCAAGCAATCCATCGACTTAACGAACGTGCGCATCAAGGGAGGCGAGTATCGGGAGGATGATCTGGCTAAGGCCGCATCCGATCCGTTACTGGTCAAAGCCGCTGCGGCTGAGATTGTCCAACGCGGTGCCGATCGTCAATCGTGGCTCGTTTTCTGCTGCGGCGTTGGCCATGCCCAACTCGTCTGCGAAGCAATCCAGGCGCACGGCATAGACGCGGAGGTTCTGATCGGCTCGCATGGATCAGAGGAGCGCGACAATAGGATCGCGCGGTTTAAGGCGGGCGAGTTGCGTTGCCTGGTCAATGTAAACGTGCTGACAACGGGATTTGATGCGCCCGGCGTGGACTTGCTGGCAATCCTTCGAGCCACGCAATCGCCCAGTCTATACGTGCAGATGGTCGGGCGCGGCACGCGTCTTAATGAGGGCAAGGAAAATTGCTTGGTGCTTGACTATGGTTCCAATGTAAACCGCCACGGGCTTATTGACGACATAAAACCAAAAACGCCGGGCAAGGGTGAGGAACCGATTAAGACTTGCCCCGATTGTGCCTCTCATATTCCAATCGGCGTTATGATCTGCCCCGATTGCGGATTTGTTTTTGAGTCTGAGCCCCAACCGATCAAACCGCGGCACGATTCCAAGGCGTATGAGGGCGCGTTACTGAAGTCACAAGCGCCGCGCGGATCACTGGTAAAATACAAATATTTACCGGTCAGCCACGTTACATACTCCATCCACAAAAAAGAGGGGAAGCCCGACAGCCTCAAGGTCACTTATCATTGCGGATTAAGCACTGCCAACGAATGGCTTTGCCCGCAGCATGGAGGCTATGCCATGCAAAAATATTATAAAAGGCTGGTGCAAATGAAATGTAGAGGCGCGCCAGCAACAGCCGAGCAAGCCCTTGCAAGTGCGCAGGACTGGCCGACGCCAGTTGAAATCAAGGTCAAGCAGGACGGAGACTTTTTGAACGTCGTGGAGGTGTACTTTGAGAATATGTGACGGCTGCATTCACCTGCAAGGCGCGCGGTGCGTTGTCTATGACGAAATCGTGCCCGAAGCTGGCCCCCAAGATTGCACCGAATATGAGCCCAAAAGTCTTGAACCGGGCTGTCTTTCGTGCCAATCTTTGATTGATGGTCGATATTGCTTGCACTGGCGGGACCTTGTGCCCGCTGATGTGATGCCGATCGGCTGTGACGAGTCGGACCCCTACCCGCCATTCTAAACGGAGAAAACAATGCAGACTCAACTTATGCTGGATCATATCCAGGACGCAACCGCCACCGCCAACACTATCGCGAAACAGGAAAAGGAAGCGCTGGCCAATCTTGAGGCCGCATTGCGCGAGGCGGACGAAACGATTCAAAGAGAACTGAATCGGATCTTGACCGATCAAATGATGCGCCGCGCGGAGATCATGACGGCGCTCGATAAGATCAAGTCAGGACTCGGTCGCGCTGATATCAACGGCGCAACCCCGCCCGCCCTTCCAATCGATTCCGAGATTGATCTGCCCAAGATCGCGCGCAAGGGGAAGGATTCCTAATGTTCTGGACCGATGAACGCGTCGAGCAATTAACCAAACTCACCCGCGAGGGTAAAGTCTTTCGCGAAATCGCCGCAATATTGGGCTGCACGCGGAATGCAGT